TTACTTATGTTGCCACTGGGAACGGTACTATGTTACATGGCCTTAAGGATAAGATATGGCCGGCATATCAAGAGGTACAGGCTTCAAATTTATCAAAAGCTTGTAGAACTGAAGACGAAGCTAAAGCAACTGTCCTTCAAAGATCGAGTGAGCAAGGTGAAGAATGTCATTACGAAAAAGTTGGAGACTATTTCATTGTATATAGAACAAGAGATAGAAAAGTAATGAAGAATATAAACTATTTTAAACCAAATTTAAAACAATTTTTTAATTAAAAAACTATGACACAAATTTTAGCACAAGTAGGACTTGGAATATCAATTTTTATTGTACTAGCATATTTTGTTACAAAATATCTAGCATCTAAAACCCATCCTACACCAGAAAAAAAAGAAGTATTAACACCTATTGATGAAAGTTTTTCAAAACAAGTTGAAAAAGAATTATATAATGTTGAAGAAAGACAAGTAATAGAAGAAAAAATAGTAACCCCTACTCCTATAACTACACCTAAGAAAAAAAGAAAATATTATCCTAAAAATAAAAAATAATATTAAATAAAGGTTATAATGAGTTATAAAAATATATCAACTACTTCATTGGGTAAAAACAGATATAATATTATCTTATGGACCGATGATGGAGTAGAACAATATGAATTCCAAAACTATGCTTATGAAGTGTGTGGCCAAGACCAGGCTACACATTTTGGTCTAAATGGAGAACCCTTAAAACGAGTTACTTATTGGGAAGGAAGTAATCCATTTATCCATTATCATGATATGCCTGTACATCAAAAATTTTTGATTGATAAGTACGGTATAAATGATGAACCTTCAACTACACATCAAGAAATATTTTTTGATATTGAGATTGAAATGGGTGGTGCTCTTACTCCTGAATATATCAGAAAAGCACCAAAACCCGTTACTTCAATTGCTTGGTGGCATAAACAAGAAGATAAATGGTATATTTTAATTTTAGACAAAGAAAATAAAATTGAAAAAACTACTGTAGGAAATAAACATATTATCCCTGTACCTAATGAAAGAGAGTTATTAAATAAATGGTTAAATTATTTAACTAAAGTTAGTCCTGATATTTTAATTGGTTATAATAGTGATTATTTTGATATACCTTATCTTTATTATAGAATTTTAAATCAATTAGGCGAACGTAGAGCTAGTGCTTTATCTCCAATAGGTAAAATTAAAGAACAAAAATACACCAGAGATGATGGAGTTATAATTTATGATGAAGATCAACCTATAAGGATTGAAGGTGTTTACTCTTTAGATTATCTTCGTTTACATAAAAAATATTCATTTGCTGATGAACCTTCTTATAAATTAGATGCATTAGGAGAAAGATACTGTAAATTATCTAAAATTGAATATGAAGGTAGCTTAGATAGGTTATTTGAAACTGATAAAGAAAAATTTATTGAATATAACTTTAGAGATGTTGAAATCTTAAAAGCATTAGACAACAAATTCAATTATATTAGTTTAACTAAAAATTTATCACATAAAGGTAAAATCCATTATGATGATGTTTACCAATCATCTAAAATTCATGATGGTGCAATTTCAGCGTTTTTATTATCTGAAGGTATAGTACCACCTTCTAGAGATAGAAATCCTATTAAAAAAGCTAATTATGCTGGAGGTTATTTATTTTGTCCTAAAGCAGGTTTATACCGTTACATGTTTGATGAAGATTTAACTTCGCTATATCCTTCAATTATTATGTCTCTTAATATTGGTAAAGAAACATTAGTAGGTAGAATTATTGATTTCAATGATAGAAATAATCGTTTAGGTTTAAATGATTTAATTAATGATACTGAAGATAAACCTCGTACTACTGAATGGTTTGCTAATAAAGATAAATTCAATAAAATTGATTGGACTTCTTCTAAAATAGTTAAACTACTTCAGCAATATAATTTGGCTATCTCAGCAAATGGTGTTATATTTCGTACAGATAAAGAGTCCGTATTATCAACTATTTTGAATAAATGGTTTGATGAAAGAGTTTTATATAAAAACAAAATGAAAGCAGCTTATAAAGCAGGTGATACAGTAGGAGGTGAAAAATACCATTTATTACAATATACAATGAAAATCTTACTTAATTCACTTTATGGTGCTACTGCATTACCTACATTTAGATATGGAAATGTAATATTATCAGAAGCAATTACTTTAAGTGGACAACGTATTATTCAAGAATCAGCACTTTGTGCTAACAGACATATGAACAAAGTATTAAGAGGAGAAATTAAATTAGAAATATAATGGCATTAAAAGGACAATCCATTAAAAATGGAACTACTATTTATATAAATGGTTCTAAAGTTGAAAAACAATTAGTTATTGAATTATCTAAAAGTTGGGATGCTTTACAAGAAAAATTTTTTAAAAAAATGCTACAACAAGGAGGCAGATGTAAGATTAATAAAAATTCATTTGAAATAATTCTTAAAGAAAGATCTGATATAGATTCAAAAGGTAACAGGCCTATTAATTTACCCCCAGTACCAGGAGAAAGAACATTTTAATATGAAACATTTAGAAGATACCCCATGGTGGATTTGTGATGAAGGTGATTTTAATTTTTGCGCCTATGTGGATACAGACTCTAATTATTTTAATGCTGAACCTTTATTAAAACACTTATATCCTGATTTTGATGAGAAAACTGATCAAGAAAAAGATGATTTATTAGAAAAAGTAGCTCTTAAATATCAAGATATTATAACAGAATATTATAACATTTTAGCTAAAGAAGCTTTTAATGTTAGTACACACCGATTAGAAATGAAAACCGAGTGTGTTATTCGTTCTGCTTATTTTAGAGCTACAAGACGTTATGCACAATGGATTACTAAAAAAGAAGGTATTATCAAAGAAGAACTTGATATTAAAGGATTAGAATTTAAAAAAGCTAATTTTCCAAAATATTTTGGTAAATTTTATCAAGAAATTCTTGAACTAATTATTAAAGGTACTCCACAAAGTATCGTAGATAAAAAAATTCATGAATTTAGACAAGAAGCTACTTCATCTGATGTTGATTTTACATTAATTGGTAATCCAACAGCAGTTAAAACACTAAATGAATATATTGCTTCACATCCTAGACCAGGTAAAATATTATCTGAAATAAAACAAGGAGCAGGTGCATCAGTTAAAGCAGCTATTAAACATAATGATTTATTAAGATTTTGGCAATTAGATTCTAAACATAGTCAAATTGTACAAGGTGATAAAATAAAATGGGTTTATTTAAAAAATAATCCGTATAATATAGAAGCAATTGCTTTTCTAGAATTTGATATGGCTAATAAAATTAGAAATTTTATTAATGAATATATTGATAGAGGTAAAAGTTTTGAAACTATATTACAAAACAAATTACAAGGTTTTTATGATGATTTAGAATGGCAATTACCACCTGCAAATCCACTAATACATAAATTTTTTACATTCAACTAATGGATAAAATAATATTAACACAAATTATTGAAAGTTTTTATTTAAATGGTTTAACATCTCAAGTTAAATTTAAGGTAAAAAACAACGAAGCTCACATTAAATTTGCAGTTGACAATAAAGACTGTATTGGAGAAGTTATAGCGCCTATAACCTTAGAAGATTGCGAGATTGGTATCTTTAATACTGGTCAATTGCTTAAATTACTTAATATTACAAATGATTTTATTGAATTAAAACTAGAAAAACAAAACAACCACTTTTTAAAATTACATATTAGTGATAATCAATTTGATTTATCTTATAATTTAAGTGATCTAGGTTTAATTCAGGATCCAGGTGTAGCTCCAAATTTACCACCACATGATCTAGAATTTGATATTAATTTTGATTTTACTCAAAAGTATATTAAAGCACACAATGCATTAGATAAACCACCTCGTTTTGAAATAGGAATAACTAAAGATTTCCAAAATGAAGATGTTGTTAATTTTACAATAGGTGAAAAATCATCTTATTCAAATAAAGTTAATTTTTCTGAACCTGGTAAAATCATCAATAAAGTAAAACCAGTAGCATTTAGTGCTTCTAATTTTAGAGAAATAATATCTGTAAACAAAGATGCAGTTGGTAAAGCATATCTTTATAAAGATGGTTTATTGAAAGTTAACTTAGAAGAAGCAGGTGTAAAAGCTGAATATTTTCTTGTAGCTTTACATGAGTAATAATATTTATGACAAATGACCTAAGGGCACTTTAAATCATTTAATAACGAGTAGCTAAAGCACTCACAAAACGTAAATCAATATGAGTACAAACTTTAATGAATTTGACATTCTATTCCACAATTTCTTTTACCCTACAAGTGGATTCGGTTCAGCAGCAACCACAAAACAACCTCACCCTTTAAATATCTTTTATAACGATGACGGACTTCATTTTGAAGTAGCGTGCACCGGTCTTTCTAAAGATGATGTAAAAGTAGATATTGAAGATGATATCTTAAAAATTAGTTATACCAAACCTTCAGAAGAAAAAGAATTGCACCCTGGTACAATTCATAGAGGATTATCTAAAAAATCCTTTAATTTAGGTTATAAAATTTCAGCTAAATATGACTTATCTTTAGCAGTAGCAAAACTAGAAAATGGTTTGCTAGAGATTTCTATACCTGTAGCTGAAAAATCAAAACCAAAATCAATAAAAATAAAATAATAACCTTATGCCCTTAGGTTAAGTTTTGTTTGGATACCCAAAAAATCTTTCGTATTTTATACGAAACAAATAAGAAAAGTTATGGCAAATTACAATTTTAAAGGCCGACAAAAAGGCACAGTTAAGAAAAGATCAATGATTGAAGATCCTGCTATGGGAAATTACAAAATTATCATTGATGAAGATAGTTATAATTTAGTTTTTACTGAACCTAAAACTAAAAAAGAAAAGCCAATGGGGTATTATACCCATTTATCTAGTGCTTTAAAACGTATAGCTAAAGAACAGGTTACAGAAAAAAAATCTAATTATACTATTAAAGAGTATATCACTGAATTAGAAACAACTTTAAACAATCTAAAAACTTTAATTAATCATGAGTAAATTAAAACCGAGAAACGGTAATGTTATTCTAAAACCCATGGAAGAATCAGAAATGATGGTGGGTAACATCATTATCCCTGATATGGGGAATGAAAGACCAATTATGGGAGAAATATTGGCTGTATCCCAAGTTTATAACTACAACAAAGGAGAATATGCTCCTACAGATCTAAGAGCAGGAATGAAAGTTGTACTACCACCAATGGGAACTCACAAAGTTAAACTTGAAGGAGAAGAATATTTAATCGCTAACCAAAATGATATTTTATCAGTTATAGAAGAATAATTATGACAGAAACAGCATTCGGAACAGAATTAAAAACAAAACTATTATCAGGAGTTAAAAAACTTAATGATAGTGTATCCTCTACCTTAGGACCAGCAGGTAGAACAGTATTAATCAAAGGAGATTATGGTCAATTAACAGTAACCAAAGACGGTGTATCTGTAGCTAAAGAATTTAAAGAATTAGAAGATCCAATTGAATCAATTGGTGCTGAATTAGTTAAAAAAGTATCAGTTAAATCTGCAAATGAAGTAGGTGATGGTACTACTACTTCTACTTTATTGTCTTATGCCATTCTAGAAGAAGGATTAAAACATGTTAGTGCAGGTCAAAATCCAATCGAAATTAAAAAAGGAATTGATGCAGCTGTAGAAGAACTTAAATCAGCTCTTAACAACCTAACAGAAGATATTTCTGATAACCAACAAATTAAAGAAGTTGCTACCATTTCAGGTAATAATGATGAAGAAATTGGTAACTTAATTGCTACTGCTTTAGAAAAAGTAGGTAGAGATGGAATTGTTGCAATTGAAGAATCTAAATCAGGTGAAACTTCACTTGAAATTGTTGAAGGAATGCAATTTGATAGAGGTTACAAATCACCTTATTTTGTAACTGATAATAATACAATGACTGCTGTATTAGAAAACCCTTACATTTTAATTTACAATGGTAGAATAACAACAGTAAATGAATTAGTACCAGCTTTAACATTAGCTAACACTGAAAAACGAGCATTATTAGTAGTAGCAGAAGATGTTGACGGAGAAGCATTAGCTGTATCTATTGTTAATAAAATGAGAGGTATTGTAAATGTAGTAGCAGTTAAAGCTCCTGAATTTGGAGATCGTAGAACAATGGCTTTAGAAGATTTAGCTATTATTACAGGAGGTCAAGTTCTTTCTAAAGATAAAGGTCATAAACTTGATAAAATTGATGTTAGTACATTAAAACAATGTTTAGGTACTTCTCGTACTGCTACAATTGGTAAAGAAAAAACTACTATTGTAGATGGTAAAGGATCAGAAGAAGCAATTGAAACTAGAGCTCAAGAAATTAAAAAACAAATTGATGACGCTGGTTCACCATTTGAGAAAGAAAAATTACAAGAGCGTTTAGGTAAAATGATTGGTGGGGTAGCTATTATTAACGTAGGTGGTAATAGTGAACTTGAAATCAAAGAGAAAAAAGATAGAGTAGAAGATGCTTTATTCGCTACAAAAGCCGCTTTAGAAGAAGGTATTGTAATTGGTGGTGGAACTGCTTTATTATATGCTCGTAAAGGTATTACTTTTGAAGGTTCAAATGATTTTGTAAACGGTAAGAAAATCGTTTATAGAGCAGCAGCTGCTCCATTCCAACGAATTTTAACTAATGCCGGGCATGATTTAACAGAAGTTCAATACTTAGGTTCCAAACTAACTGACTCAGAAAAAGGAAGCAATTGGGAAGGTCTTAACTATAAAGACTTATCAACAATTAATTTCAAATCTGCAGGTATTATCGATCCTAAAAAAGTAACCCGCGTAGCACTAGAAAATGCAGCTTCAGTTGCGGGTACAATTTTAACAACCGAATCTGTAATTTACGAGAAAAAAGAAGACAAAAAAGAAGAAGTCAATCCTATGCAAGGGATGATGTAATAAATTTGGAGCCTCGAAAGAGGCTCCATATATTATAAAAGTTATGTTCAATAAAAAACACACCTTATTTACCGAAAAGTATAGACCTGATACCTTAGAAGGATATATTGGAAATGATGATTTTAAATCTTCATTACAACAATGGATTGATTCTAATGATATCCCTCACTTATTACTTACAGGACCTGCAGGTACAGGTAAAACAACTGCTGCCAAATTAATAGTAAACAACATTAACTGTGATTATCTTTACATTAATTGTTCTGATGAAAACGGTATTGATACTATTAGAGATAAGGTAAAATCGTTTGTTTCAGCCGCTAGTTTTAAACCACAAAAAGTGGTTATAATGGATGAAGCTGATTTTTTAACTATTAATGCTCAAGCTGCTTTACGTAATGTTATTGAAACTTACAGTTTAAATGCTCGTTTTATATTTACTTGCAATTTTATAGAAAGAATAATTGATCCAATTCAATCTAGAACTGTTATGTTTGAATTAACTCCTCCATCAATGCAAGATGTAGCATTTAAATGTGTTGAAATTTTAGATTTAGAAGGTATTACTTATACTAAAGCTGATGTAGTAAGAATTATTAAACAAACATATCCTGATATTAGAAAATGTTTGAATTTACTTCAATCATCCATTAAAAATGGAGAATTACAACAAAGTAGATCACTCTCTAATTTTAAACAAACATCTGATCAAGTAATAGAACTACTAAAAACTAAAAATACTAAGAATTTTACTACTATAAGACAGTTAGTAATGGATTCTAATATTAGAGATTACAATGAGTTATATAGAATACTATTTGAGAGAGCTGATGAATACACCGATTCAGCAATTGCTACTCTTATAATAGCAGATTACCAACACAAATCAATTATGGCACCTGATAAAGAAATTACCTTTTGTGCCTGCGTATCAAAATTATTAACAACTAAATAAAAATGGAAAATCAACAACCACAAATGAGCTTAGATTTAAGCAAAACAACCCCAATTTTAACTTCTAATGGAGGTAAAATCTGGCAACAAGGATTTCTTCTAAGAAAAGTATCTAAATTTATTACAGGCACTAATGAAGATAATGTATTACCTATTCCTGTATTTTTTAATCCAGAAACTGGTGAAATTTTAAAAGATGGTTTACCTGATGAATTTAAATTCATTTTAGAAGATGGAGAAGAAAATCAATAATATTTTTGATTGGATAAAACAAATATCTTATGATAAAGAATCATGGTCCTCATTTTCGAATGAGGAGCATGAGATCTTTAACAATTTTATGATTAATAAAATTATTTCAATGAATCCTAACTATGTTGAACTAGTAGCTGAGATTCAAGAATATCAACTTCCAAAACAAAAGTTATATGAATTTTATTGCAAGACTTTACCTAAACAAAAATTTTTTAATAAATACATAAAACCTATAAAACAACAATATGTAAAAGAAGTAATAAATTTACTATCTGAATATTTTAAAATAAGTACTAGAGAAGTTTTAGATTATTGTGATATTTTAACCCAACAAGATATAACTTTAATCCTACAACAATTAGGAAAAGAAGAGAAAGAAATAAAAAAACTATTAAAATGAGACAACCCTTAAACCCATATTTACATAAAATGCTTAAAAAATCAGCTGAATCTGATAGAGCTAAAGCATTATTAACTCTAAATCTTCTCTCAGAAAATCCTTCAGGTATTGGGGATCATTCAACAAATGATTTTTATAATAATGCTGAGGATGCATTAAGAATGTTAGCTGATGCTGAAGATAGATTAGATATATTACAAATGTATTTTACTTATGAGTGATATAATTAAAAAATTTGAAGAAATGAATCAAAGAGAAGTTACTATTACTATAAGCCAAGATAAATTAGAAAAAGAAATGGTTAATCATCCTAAACATTATGGAGGAAAGGATGATCCTTATGAGGCAATTAAAGTTATAGAGGCTTGGGATTTAGGATTTTGTTTAGGGAATACTCTTAAATATATTTCTAGAGCAGGGAAAAAAGATGATATTATACAAGATTTAGAAAAAGCTCTATTTTATTTAGATAGAGAAATCCAAAACCGAAAAAAACTTGGCTAAAAAACCCCCTAAAATATTAAAAGACTTACAAAAAGTAACTGTACCCGAGATAAATTATGCCTATCATAAATCAGTATCTTATTCTCAATTAAGTATATTTTTAAATTGCCCACATCATTGGGGTTTAAAATATAGAGATGGATATAAAGTTTTTGAACCCAGCATACATGCAGTATTTGGTACGGCTTTACACCGTGCTCTTCAACATTATCTAACGGTATTTTATGAAGAAAGTGGAGCAGCGGCTGATAGATTAGATATTGAAACTGAATTTAAAACAATATTAAGAGAAGAATATCAAGAATTTTATAAAAAGAATAAAAATGTTCATTTTTCAAATGCTGCTGAATTAGCTGAATTTTGTGATGATGGTCTTCAAATTTTAGATTATATTAAAAAGAAAAAAGGGATTTATTTCTCAAAAAGAGGATGGTATTTAGTAGGATGTGAAATACCTATTGTTTTAAATCCAATTAAAAAATTAAGTAATGTTTTATTTAATGGATTTTTAGATGTAGTATTTTATCATGAACCAACTAATACAATAAAAATTCTTGATATTAAAACCTCAACTAGAGGTTGGGGCGATAAAGAAAAAAAAGATGACATTAAAATGTCTCAATTAATTCTTTATAAAAAATTTTTTGCTGAACAATATAATTTTCCAATTGATAATATTGAAGTTGAATATTTTATCACTAGAAGAAAAGTATATGAAGGTGGCGATTTCCCACAAAAACGAATCCAAGAATTCCAACCAGCTGCTGGTAAAGTAAAATTAAATAAGTCGACACAATTATTAGAGAGTTTTTTAACTCAAGTGTTTACAGCTGATGGAGATTATAATCAAATTAAATTAGAGAAAAAACCAAGTAAACATAACTGTACTTTTTGTCCTTATTCAAATAATCCTGATTTGTGTGATAAGAATGAAGAAATTAAAAAACCCTTCACATTTTATTAAATATTAATATATTTATATATGTTAATAATAAAAATAAATAATTATGTCACAAAATCAACAACTAACAAGTGTGAAGGTAGACAAAGATATTTTTGAAGCCTTTAAAATAGAGACAATTAAAACTAAGTTCTCTTTACAAAAATTAGCAGACAGATGTATGCATCTGTATTTAACGGATCCTGAGTTCCAAAAATTAGTTCACAACCATATGAATTTAGAATTAGAAAAATAATAAATTAGTTTATGAAAGAAGGTTATCTACCTAAAGAGCAAAGAAAAAAAATATTATTCATTTGCGACGACATTAGAATGCATTCGGGTATTGCTACAATGGCCCGAGAAATAGTTTTAGGAACTTCCCACCATTACAATTGGGTAATAATTGGAGCTGCTATTAATCACCCTGAACATGGTCAAAGATTAGATCTATCCCAAGCAACAGATACTGAAACCCAACTTACTGATTCTAATGTAGTTCTTTATCCTCATAACGGATATGGAAATGCAGATTTGATTAGGTTTATGTTAAAAAATGAAAAACCTGATGGTTTAATGTTTTTTACAGACCCAAGATATTATGATTGGTTATTTGCTATTGAAAATGAAGTAAGAAAACAAATCCCAATGATTTATTTAAACATTTGGGATGACTTACCAGCTCCATTATACAATAGAGCTTTTTATGAATCATGTGATACTTTATTAGCTATCTCAAAACAAACTAAAAACATTAATGAAATGGTTTTAGGTAAAAGAGCAGATGGTAAACTTATCTCTTATATACCTCATGGTATTAATGAAAATCATTTTTTTCCTATAGAAGATAAAACACAATTGCAAGATACTAAGAAAAAATTATTTGGAGATAAAGAATTTGATTTTGTAGTATTTTTTAATTCTAGAAATATTAGAAGAAAATGTGTAAGTGATTTAATGGCTGCTCACAAAATATTTTTAGATTCTTTACCTAAAGAAAAAGCAGATAAAATCGCCTTAGTATTACATACCCAAGTTGTAGATGGGAACGGTACAGATTTGGATGCAGTAAAAACTTTACTATTTGGCCCTAACTCAAACATATTCTTTTCAGATCAAAGAATTGATACTGTTGAATTAAATAGAATTTATAATATTGCAGATGTAACTGTATTACCTTCTTCAAATGAAGGATGGGGATTAGCATTAACTGAAGCTATGATGGCGGGTAAAATGATTATAGCTAATGTAACTGGAGGTATGCAAGATCAAATGCGTTTTGAAGATGAAAATGGTAAATGGATCGATTTTACACCTGATTTTCCTTCTAATCATTTTGGTACTTATAAAAAACATGGTAAATGGGCAGTACCTGTATTTCCAAGTAATATGTCATTAGTAGGCTCACCAATAACACCTTATATTTGGGATGATAGATTAGATTTTAGAGATTTAGCAAAAGCAATTCAACAAGTTTATGAATTAACCCCTGAAGAAAGAATAGAAAATGGTAAAGCAGCTAGAGAATGGGTAACATCAGATGAATCTGGTATGAGTGCTAGAATGATGTGTAATAATGTAATTAAAGATATTGATTTAACATTAGAAAAATTTGTACCTAAAAAATCTTTTGAATTTTTTATGATAGAAGATTTGGAACCTCTAGAATTAGTTCATAAATTAACGTATTAATATAATAAAATGAAAAATACATTTATAATAAGTTGCCCTATAGATACATACTCAGGTTATGGTTCACGTTCTCGTGATTTAGTTAAGGCGTTAATTAATTTGGATAAATATGATGTTAAAATATTACCACAACGTTGGGGAAATACACCTTGGGGTTTTATTGAAAATCATCAAGAAGAATGGGGTTTTTTACAATCACATATTTTAACAGGTCAATTAACACAACAACCTGATATTTGGGCTCAAATTACTGTACCTAATGAATTTCAACCTGTAGGAAAATATAATATTGGGATTACAGCAGGTATTGAAACTACAGTTTGTGCTCCACAATGGATTGAGGGTATGAATAGAATGAATTTAAATTTAGTTTCTTCTGAACATGCTAAAAAAGTATTCCAAGATTCTAAATTTCAAAAACAAGATGATAGAACTAAACAAGTAGTAGGTACTGTAGAATTAACAGCTCCTATTGAAGTATTATTTGAAGGAGTAGATATAACTAAATATTTTTCAGCTACATTAACTCCTGCTTCTGAGATTAAACAAGCATTAGATAATGTAAAAGAAGAATTTGCTTTCCTATTTACAGGTCATTGGCTACAAGGAGATATATTCCAAGACAGAAAAGATGTAGGTGGTTTAATTAAAACATTTTTAGAATCATTTAAAAACAAATCTAAAAAACCAGCACTTATCCTAAAAACAATGTCAGGCCCAACTAGTATTGTGGATAGAGATAATATTTTAAAAAAATTAGACGCTCTTAGAAAATCAGTAAATTCTAAAAATTTACCTAACATCTATTTGTTTCATGGTGAAATATCTGATGATGAAATGAATCAATTATATAACCATTCCAAAATAAAAGCAATGGTTAGTTTTACTAAAGGTGAGGGATTTGGTAGACCATTACTTGAATTTACTCAAACTAAAAAACCCGTAATTGCTTCAAATTGGAGTGGTCATTTAGATTTTTTAAACCCTGAATTTACTTCATTAATACCTGGTACTTTAATTAATATTCACCCATCAGCACAAGTTAAAGATATGTTAATTGAAGGATCACAATGGTTTACTGTTGATTATGGATTTGCAGGGGGATTATTAAGAGATTATTTTGAAAATTATAAAAAATACCAAGATAACGGTAAACGTTTAGCTCATTACTGTAAAACTAATTTTTCATTTGAAAAAATGCAAGAAAAATTAGATACTATATTAACTACTAATGTACCTGAGTTTCCAAAACAAGTTCAATTAAAATTACCTCAATTGAAAAAAATTGAATTGCCTAAACTTAAAAAAGTGGAATAATGAAAGGTAGAAAAGATTTAGATAGATGGGTTGAATTATCATTTATTGAAGATACTAAAACCCTTCATACTTATGGTTTAAATGAATATTACAATAAAGCTAATAGAGGTTTATATGAATTTCTTAATCCTGAACTAGCTTATGAATATGAAGAAAATAATATGTCTGATGGTCAAAAGATTTGGAAAATACAAAAACAAGATAATGATCCTCAGATGGTGGTAACACTAAAAAAACAAGGTTTAGACACTAAATATTGGGTATTAGATTTTTATTTTCCTGAAACTGAAAAGGGATATGCCAAAACTAAAGAAGGCTTAAAAGGTAAACACTATTTAGATTCAGTATCAAAAATAGTCAGAGATGAAGTAATTCCTTATTTTGAAAACTCTGATTTAAATATTTTATTTTTTAAAGCCTATACTAATGATGGGGCAGGAATGATGAGAAAAAATTTATTTCAACGCATGGTAGATAAATTTATTTCTAAAGATAAATTTGATATTAAAATACAAGATTTAACATTTATAATAAATAAAAAATAATGAAAGATAAATTATCTATATGCCCACGTTGCGGGAGTGATGCTTGTTATGTCACTCCTGTAAACGAAGTAAAAAACAATTATTTCTGTTTTGGATGTGGTTTTCAAACAAATGATTTAATGAAAGAAGGAGAATTTGATTTTGAAACCTATGAAGAAACCTTACCTGAACTTTATAAAGATCTCAAAAATAAAGACTCAGAAAATAGAGTATGGTATCCAATTACTATTAATATTCAGGATAAAGGAACAGTATTTGCGAATGGTAATACTAAGGATAATTGGCAATGGGCAGGTGTAAAAGCTGTTGAAGTAAGCGAAGAAGAAAAAGGTAAATTTAAAATACCTGGTACTGAAGAATTTTATACTCATAAAACAGATATTAAATCTTTAAAAAATTTTTCTCAAAATGATTTTATTGAAGCTTTAGATTATATAGGTTTTTATAGTTAAAAAAATATGAGAATAAGTTATGCAATTCCTGTTTGTAATGAACACGAAGAATTAATGAGATTACTAAGTATTCTTATTACTAATAAAAGAGATGAAGATGAAATAGTAGTTCAATGTGATCAAGGTAATACTACATCTGAAGTATATAAAGTATTAGATCAATTTTATGGTAGAATAACTGTTATTGAATTCCCTTTAAAAGGTAATTTCGCGGCATTTAAAAATAATTTAAAAAAACATTGTACTGGAGATTGGATTTTTCAAATCGATGCTGATGAATATTTAAATGTTGAATTTTTACAAAATTTACATCTAATTTTACAAGATAATCCTACAACCGAAGTATTTTTACTTCCTAGAATTAATACTGTAGAAGGATTAACTCAAGAACATATTCAAAGATGGAGATGGAATGTAAATGAAAAAGGATGGGTTAATTTCCCAGATTTACAACCTCGTATACTTCAAAACACACCAAAAATTAATTGGGGTAATAAAGTACATGAAGTACTAATGGGTCATAGCACTTGGGCTACTTTACCATTAGAGGATGATTATTGTTTATACCATCCAAAACATATTGAAAGACAAGAAAGACAAAATAATTTATATGATTTATTATGAAAATAACAGATATTAAAAAAACTGCCTTGGTATTAGGTGGTGGAGGATTTATTGGTGGTCACTTAGCTAAAAAATTAAAACAAGAAGGGTTTTGGGTAAGAGTAGTTGATATTAAACCTAATCATGAATTTTTTGATAATGATGAAATATGCCATGAATATATCTGTGGAGATTTAAGAGATCCTATGTTAGTATCAAGAGTAATGTACTCACCAATTCAAAAATCTGAAGATGATAAACAAGGATCATTTGATGAAGTATATCAATTAGCAGCTGATATGGGTGGTGCTGGTTACATTTTTACAGGAGATAATGATGCTAATGTAATGCATAATTCAGCCTTAATTAATTTAAATGTAGCTCATGAAGCTTCTAAAAAATCAGTTAAAAGAGTATTTTATAGTTCTTCAGCATGTATGTACCCAGAACATAATCAATTAGATCCTAACAACCCCAATTGTGAAGAATCATCAGCTTATCCCGCAAACCCTGATTCAGAGTATGGTTGGGAAAAATTATTTAGTGAAAGATTATTTTTAGCATTTAATAGAAATTATAAATTAGATGTTAGAGTAGCTCGTTTCCATAATATTTTTGGTCCCTATGGAACATGGAGAGGTGGCAAAGAAAAAGCACCTGCTGCGATGTGTAGAAAAGTAGCTGAATCTTTAATGGATGATAAAATTGAAGTGTGGGGTGATGGCCAACAAACAAGATCATTTTTGTATATTGACGATTGTATTGAAGCTGTATTACGTTTTATGAGACAAGATAAATTTTTAGGACCAGTTAATATAGGTTCAGAAGAAATGGTTACTATTAATCAATTAGCTGAAATGGCTATTGAAGTAGCAAATAAAAGAGCATATGTTAAAAACATCTATGGAGATGAATTTAAAATAAAATATGGTTTTAAATGCCCTGTAGGAGTTAGAGGTAGAAACTCAGATAATAAACTTTATAAAGAACATATGGGATGGGAACCATCACAACCTCTAAAAGTTGGTATGGAAAAAACTTATAAATGGATTAACAAACAAGTAAATAATGAACTATAAAGAAGAAAGACCTTGGGGGCAGTTTGAAAACTTACTAGATAGTGAGTTATGTAAAGTAAAACAAATTGTAATAAAACCAGGACAAGCTCCTAGTTACCAATATCATTTTAAACGAGAAGAAGTTTGGGTTGTTGTAAAAGGTACAGGATATTTAAAATTAGATGATAGTATCTTTCCTGCCCGACCCGGAACTATCTTTCATATACCTGTGACAGCTAAACATCAAATTAAAAACACAGGAGAGGAAGATTTAGTTTTTATTGAAGTTCAATTAGGATCTTATTTTGGAGAAGATGATATTGTAAGATTAGAAGATAATTATGGTAGATTATAAAGTATTAATAACAACAAGTGGACTAGGAAGTAGATTAGGAGAATTAACTAATTATACTAATAAATCCCTAATAAGAATAGCAGATAAACCTGCTATTTCTTATATTATAGAATCATACCCTAAGGATATTGAATTTATAATTACACTTGGTCATTTTGGTTCTTATGTTAAACAATTCCTTAAATTAGCATATCCTGATTATAATTTTACTTTTATAGAAATAGATAATTATAAAGGACCAGGTAGTAGTTTAGGTTATTCCTTGTTACAATGCAAATCTAATATAAATTCTCCTTTTATATTCCATGCTTCAGACACTATAATAACAAACTATTCTCCTGAATTTCCCAATATAAATTATATTATAGGATCTCATAAAAATGATCCAGCTCAATACCGAACTTTGCATGTTGATGGTAATAAATTAATTAATATAAATGAAAAAGGAGAATTAAATTTTGATTACTCATATGTTGGTATAGCTGGTATTAAAGATTTTGAATTATTTTTTTATAATTTAGAAAAACTAATTAATAATGGACATGAAGATACATCAGATGTACATGCTATTAATAATATGTTATCTGAAGTTAATTTCTTTAAAAAAGAAATTAGTGGAGAAGATTGGTTTGATATTGGAAATACAACAGAGTTAAATAAAACTAGAAAAATATTTCATTCTAATATTGAAGTACTAGATAAAGTAGATGAGTCTATATTTTTCTTTGATGATTTTGTAATTAAATTTTTTTCAAACTCAATAATAAATAAAAATAGAGTTACTAGAGCATTTAATTTAGAAAATTTAGTACCTAAAATATTAGATTCAACTGAAAATTTCTATAAATATCAGAAAGCTGAAGGTAAACTTTTTTCTAAGTCTGTTAATTCTAAATCATTTAATAAATTTTTAAACTGGACTCAAACTAATTTATGGGTAGAAAAATCAGATGAATATTTTAAGAAAAAATGTTATAATTTTTATATTACAAAAACTAAACAACGAGTAGCTCAATATTTAAAAAATAATAAAGAAAGTAATCAAATTAATGGACAATGTGTTCAAGGTATTTATGATCTAATTGATTCTATTGATATAGATTGGTTATGTGAGGGTTTACCTAGTCAATTTCATGGTGATTTTATTTTAGATAATGTTATTGAAACCATTGATGGGTTTTGTTTAATTGATTGGAGACAAGATTTTGCTGGTGATTTAGAAATTGGAGATGTGTATTATGATTTGGCTAAATTAAATCATAATTTAACTGTAAATCATGATATAGTAAATAAAAATTTATTTAATCCTTCTTCAAATAATTGTTATATATTAATTAATAGTACTTTAAATGAATGTAAAGAATTATTACACTCTTTTATTGTAGAAAATTTGTATGACTTAAAAAAAGTTCATATATTAACTTCATTAATTTGGATTAATATGGCCCCACTCCATGAATACCCATTTAATAATTTTTTATTTAATTTCGGAAAATACAATTTACATAAAAACCTAAAATAATGGTAACAAAATATTTTATTGGACCCATGTCTAAAAATGTAGTAGATACTATAATTGAATTTTGTAATGAAACTCATAATACTATAGGATTAATACCTTCTCGTAGGCAAATAGAAGAGAATGGAGGGTATGTAAATGATTGGACTACTCAAAATTTTTCAAATTATGTTACGAGAAAATCCAACTTTATCACCCTACAAAGAGATCATTCAGGACCTGGTCAAGGACAATTTGATGATAATGGAATATCATCATTAATTGATGATTGTAAGTACTTAAATATGATTCATATAGATCCTTGGAAAAAATATCCTGATTATGAAAAAGGATTAGAATGGACTATTGATATGATCAAACTTTGTGGTGCTCTTAATTCTAATATAGAATTTGAAATTGGTACTGAAGAAGCTATTAGAAGATTTGAACCTGATGAATTAGATAAATTAGTTCAAGACTTAAAACTTTCCCTTACTCCTAGATTATTTAAAAAAATAAAATATCTAGTAATCCAATCAGGTACATCTTTGAAAGGAACAAATCAAACTGGTCATTATGATAGTCAAAGATTATTGAATATGATTGCAGTTGCTAAAAAACATAATCTTCTATCTAAAGAACATAATGGTGATTATATTCCAGTTTCTGTTATTAAAGAAAAATTTGATTTAGGATTAGATGCTATTAATATAGCTCCTGAATTTGGTTTAATAGAAACACAAACTTATTTGGATAACATAAAAGAAGATAGTATATTAGATAAGTTTTTTAACATATGTTATGAATCTAAAAAATGGGTAAAATGGGTTAATGAAGATTTTGATCCATTTACTAATAAAATTGATTTAATAAAAATTTGTGGACATTATGTTTTATCAAATCCTCAATTTTTATCTGAAATAAAATCTCAATTTCCTAATATAGATAAACAAATTAAATTTAACATTAAAAATAAATTAAATGAATTATATAACTAGAAATGCCGATATAGTACTAGGTGGTAATACTTTAGAAGACCTACATACCTTTAAGAACTTCCCAGTATTCATGGGATGTACAACAAATGATCCTTCAGAGGATATATTAGCAGATATGAATTGGAAGATTAGTCCTGAATCAGGGATGATACAGCTAAATCCATTATTACCTTTAGAAGTAATATACAGTGAGGAACATGGATCAGGAACTATGGGGGCAGCCTGGAATGAACATCACCAATCATTTGCAGAATTTATAAATAAATATGCTCCAAAACAAGTATTAGAAATTGGGGGTTTACATGGAATATTAGCACAAAAGATACTACAATTAAACAATGAAATTAAATGGACTATTATAGAACCTAATCCAAGAATTCCAGAGGACCTACCTGTAGAGGTTATTACAAGATTTTTTGATAATACCTTTAAATCAGAAAAACAATTTGATGCTATAGTACACTCTCATGTACTTGAACATATATACAACCCAGATGAGTTTATGGAACATAAAGCTTCTTTTATACAAGAAGGAAATTTGTTAATTTTTACTCTACCAAATATGGAAGCTATGTTAAAGAAAAAATATACTAACTGTATTAATTTCGAACATACTGCATATCTTACAGAACCATATATAGAGTTTTACTTAGCTAAGTATGGTTTTGAGTTACTAGAGAAGGAGTACTTTAAAGAAGAACATAGTATCTTCTACTGTGCTAAAAAGACTAATAACCAAGTAACATTTAAATTATCAAATACTTTATACAAAGATAATAAGCAAGTTTTTGAGGATTATATTAATACCCACCAAACAGATGTTTCAAATATTAACAAACTAATAGAGGATACCAAACTACCTGTATATCTATTTGGAGCACACATCTTTTCACAGTACTTAATATCTTTTGGATTAAATACAAAAAATATAGAATGTATATTAGATAATGACCCCACAAAGCAAAGCAAAAGACTTTATGGTACTAATCTACTTTGTAATTCTCCTAAAATACTTAAGGATATAAAACAAGCTGTAGTAATACTTAGAGCAGCTGGGTATAATGAAGAAATAAAGAATGATATATTAAATAATATAAACCCTAATATAATTTTTATATAATGGATAACAGACCTAAAACCATTATTTGTGATATAGATGGAACTTTAGTAAAACATGAAGCCCCTACTTTAAACACTTCTCCCAACAAAAAATTAGAATTACTCCCGGGAACCATTGAAAAATTAATTGAATGGGATATTAAAGGGTATAACATAATTCTAATTACAGGTAGAAGAGAATCCATGAGAAAATCAACTGAATCTCAATTATTAGAATTAGGTATAATTTATGACCAATTAATAATGGGTATAGGTGGAGGACCTAGAATATTAATTAATGATAATAAGCCTAATGGAAATGAAGCAGCATTTGCTATTAATTTAGAACGTAATAAAGGTATAAATGATCTTATTTTGTAATACATTCATAACTGAAACCCCAGTTAATCCAAATTGGGGTTATCAAAAACAATTACCAAGAATAAATTTAAAATCCTTCTCAAATTTTGATATTTTCAAATATTCATTAGCTAGTCTAGCAGTTGCTTACCCTTGGAGTAAAGTTATACTTAAAATATCTTTGGATGAAATTTATAAACCTCGTCAAAAAGAATTAGAAGACTTTATTAATGATGAATTTAAAAATTTTAATTTAATTTTAGAATGGCAAAGGAATGAGTATCAAAATGATTGGAAACAATCTTATGATTTATTAGATGATAATTTAATTTGGTTTTATTGCAATCATGATCATATATTTTTTGATAGCAGTACTAATTATTTAAAAGAATTAGTTAATGAAATTAAAGATGAAGAATTATGTTCTGTTCAATTTTCTCATTGGCCCGAAAATATAAGAACTGCAAGGCAGGGATTAGATACACATGCTACTTTAACACCTCAAAAAGCATTACATTATAAAATTCATTCTAATCATATTTCTAATGAAACTACAAATTTTGATAGTATTCAAATTATAACCAAAGATTTATATTATAAATGGTGGTTTGAGGGAGATTTTAATCATATTAAACTTCCAAGACCTGATTTTTTTGGTATAGGGTTAGCTGAGATTAAACCTGTTCCTGTTCATAAAACTATCTCTCCATTAAAAGAAATTTGTAGACATTTTGATGGTTACCAACATGTAAATCCCCCTATTACTAATAATCAATGCCCCGCAATTGATATCCCTTTAGGATTTTTTGAAAAAGATATTAAAATAAGATATGGATATGATGATTATAAAGAAGGATGGACTAATATTAACCCTAAAAATCCTAATTATTATGCCTATGATAAATCAGGAACTGATTATAAATTTATGTTAGAAGATTTACCTTTAGTTTGGAGATCTAGAATATCTTTTATAGATTCAAATCCTAATATTAATGAAGAAGAAATATTACAGTACCGACTTAAATCTATATTAGAAATGATTTATACTTCTGAATATTATATAATTGATAAAGAAGTTCAAGATATGATAATTAACAAATATTTAACACAATTCCCAAACTATCAAATTAATGATTAAAATATTATCTAATTTTATCCCTGCAGAACAATGGGAAGAAGCTTTACAAGACTATCCTGAAATTTTAAATAAATCTATTACAATATTTAACGACTACCCAATTCAGTCTTATGATGATTTATTAATAAATTCTTATAACATTTTAATGGTAATGGAACCTAATCAGTTATTTGGTATTCATGATTGGGCTAAACAAAATTCTCATTTATTTAATATTATTTTAACTTGGGGGCAAGATATATTAGACACATGTCCTAATGCTTATTTTTTTCCCTTCGGCATTAGTTGGTTGGATCAAGAATATGTTAATAATGTAGATAAGATCAATAAACGTTTTGAAGTATCTTTTTTATGTGGGGGTAAACAATACATTGAAGGTCATCATCTTAGACATAGATTATATAAACGTGAAGAAGAAATAATAATTCCTAAACAATGGCATTATACCCTTCCTGATTACGATTATAATGAAGGACATCATAGCATTAGACAATATGAAGGTCAGTCTCCAGGTTCTGAAAAGAAAAGGTTATGGGAAAGTATGTTTTCAATTTGTATTGAAAATTCATCAAATCGAGGTTATCATACTGAAAAAATAATTGATGCTTTTTTATCAAAAACAATTCCAATTTATTGGGGGTGTCCAAATTTAGAAGAATTAGGATATAACCCTGATGGTTTCATTTACTGTAATAATGAAGATGAAATTATTGATAGTGTTAATAAATTAACTCCTGAATTTTACCAAAACCAAAAAGAAGCTATTAATCATAATTATGAAATAGCTAAGTATTATGCTGATTTATTTAACCGATTTAGAGAAAAAATACAAGAAATAGTAGATTATAATAACATTTAAAAAATTTATAAAATGAAAACTCAAACCCCAAAAACTATAGCAGTTTTTAGTAATGTAACAACAGATAAATTTTTACATCATACCCAAATGATAGACAAATATACTGAATTGGGTCAAATGCATGGAAATGATCAATCTCGTTATAAAGAATATGTAGACTGTTGTTTAACTAGCTTCAAAAAATGGCACCCAGATATTGAAATGGTTTATATTAATGATGATAATTTAGAAGAATATTTAACTTTATTTGGTAATCCTAAATTAGTTAATAGTAGTGTGGCACAAAAATTTGTTTTAGCCTATGAAACTATGAAATATTATAAAGCTGACAAATTAATAATTTTAGATATTGATACTATTACTTGTGCTCGATTTGATGAAATGTTAGAAGATAATGAACATGATATTTTAGCTAGTTTAAATTATAATATTCAAGATAGAACAGAATATTTTGAAACTCCTTTTTATACCTTAGAATTTGAAGATGGAACAATAATACAAGACAGCGCTAATTTAAATTCAGGGGTAATATGTTTTAATAACATTAAACCTTTAGAAAGATGTGTTGAATTAATGGTTATCCATCCTAGTGTTTTTGGTGAACAAGGTGCTTTTAATGAATTAATTTGGACTGAAGGGACTTATTCTACTAGAATTTTAGATGGTCCATATCCTACAAGTGAAGTTGTTTATAATGTTAGAGCTAAAGGAGTTAATTATACAAATCATATTTTTGATTTAGCTTTACATAATCCCAGTCAAGCTCCTATTTCTCACTATTATGTCAAAGATAAAAAATTATTCACTCATGATAATAAACATATTAAAGTTTGGCATATAGCTGAAGGTTTGCATGGTAGGCCTCTTGAAGATTTTAATAGATTAACACATTTATACAAAACTAAAATCTTTAACCAAGAAACTATTAAATTCTTTAAAGAAGAATGTGGGTGTTCAGAATTTTTTTCGTAAATTAAAATAAAAACATTTACATGGATCAAATTTTAAACTTAGTACAAGAGCATATTGCAAAAAAGAATGCAGAAAAAAAATGGGTAGCAGGAGAGGACTTAGTCCAATATGCCGGACCTTATTTTGACGAAAAAGAATATCAAGCAGTTGTAAAAACAATGCTTGAGGGTTGGTTAGTTTTAGGAAAAGAAGGAGCAATGTTTGAAAGACGTTTTCCTAAAAAGTTCCCTTCTTT